GCATCACAAAGAAAGAAGAAAGCAGATCCTGGTCAACAATCTAAAACAGGTGCTGCAAAGCCTACATATGTTAGTACCGACAAGAAGAAGATGAAAGAAGAAACTTCTATTGACGAAAAATGTTGGGATGGGTATACTCAAAAAGGAATGAAGAAAAAGGGTAATAGGGTTGTTCCTAATTGTGTAAAAGAATCTGATCTTCAATTAATTTGGGAAAAGGCAAGAAAGAAAGCAGATAAGAAAACAATAAAGAGATGGTGGGATGATGATGGTGATGGAATTGGATATGAGAAAGGAGAAGTTAAAGAAGATATAGTAACAGAGTCAGATAAGAAAGGAAAGGGTAGTGGTAAGAAAGATGCTTGCTACAAGAAAGTAAAAGCAAGTGCAAGTGTTTGGCCTTCTGCATACGCATCTGGCAGATTAGTTCAGTGTCGTAAGAAAGGTGCTGCTAATTATGGTAATAGTAAAAAGGAATCATTCTCTTGGAGAGATGAATTGGACTTTGTTCAAGAAGGTGCTGCATGGACAAAAAAATCAGGTAAAAATGAAAAAGGTGGTTTAAATGAAAAAGGAAGAAAATCCTACGAAAGAGAGAATCCAGGCAGTGACCTTAAAGCTCCTTCAAAGAAACCTGGCAACAAGCGTAGAGCGTCTTTTTGTGCGAGGATGAAGGGTATGAAGAAGAAACTTACTTCTGCCAAGACTGCAAACGATCCAGATTCAAGAATTAATAAGTCCTTAAGGGCTTGGAACTGTTAATACCATGAAAGATAATTATGATGGTTTGAATGATACATTTAATACTGAAATAGAAGTTCAGCAAGTTAATGAGGGTGGTTGTGTCCGAAGAAAGGATACACTACCCGATGTTACTGATGATGCTGAAAAGGATTATAAGTATGCAAGAGCACAGTTATATTCACTAATAGAGAAGGGACAGGAAACTTTGAATGGAGTTATGGAACTTGCTGGTGAAAGTGCAAGTCCTAGAGCATATGAAGTTGCTGGTCAAGTATTAAAGTCAACTGCAGATATTACGGATAAATTAGCAGATCTTCAGAAGAAGATGAAAGATCTGGATGAAGATAAACCTAAAGGTCCAAATACTGTTACAAATAACGCATTATTTGTTGGTTCTACAAGCGAATTATCAAAAATGCTAAAGGAAGGTATTCTAAATAATAAAGACGATTAATCCGTTCCATGAAAAATATAAGAGTAAAGCAAGAATCTCTAAGCAATTGGAGAGAGGAATTTAATATTAATGAAGAAATTGAAGGTGGCATAAGTGTTCAGAATGTTGCTGACGGATTGAATTTTACAGAAGTAGAAACAGTAGATATAATTAAACCAGAACCAATTAAAGGTGCTTCTAACTGGAAATTGGAAATGGTTACGGAGATGCTAATCTCTGAAGGATATAATGATGAAGAGATTGTTACTATATTATCAGAAGAATTACCAAAAATACCACTTGGTCCAATTTTAACTGGTGCTGTTAGGGGTGCATGGAATCTTTCGACTAAAGGTGTTAAAGGTGCATATAATTTAGGTAAAGGTGCAAGAAGTATTGTTAATCGTGGTGGTAGTGATATACAATTAACAAAAGATATTATTTCTACTGCTAAAAAATTAAGACAACCTAAGTTACCAAAAGGTGTAGAGGTAGTTAAAAAAGGTGCTGAAAAAGGTGGTGGTCTAGTAAAATCCTTTAAGGGTTTTATGCAAAATATTAAAGATGCTGGCAGTAATCTAGTAAATAGAACCAAAGGAAAATTAACCAGAACAGATATAAAAACAAATACTCCAGTTAAACCTTCAAAAGTCGATGTATTGGGTGGTGCTGCTACTAATCCAACTGCTCCAGTTAAACCTATGAAGAATATTACACCAAGTCCTATTGGTGATGGTATAGCAAAGGTTGCAAATCAAGTAAAAACTGGAGCTACTGCTGCTGCTGTTACTGGAGGTGTAGTTGCTGGTAGTAAACTTACTGGTAGTTCTCCAAGTAAAATTACAACTGCAACACCAACTCCACCAGTAGAGAAAAAGGTTGAAGTACCATCAGTAGAGAAAAAGGTTGAAGCACCTATAACTAATGATGGCAAGAAGGAAGTTAATCCTTCTAAGAATGAAAAAATAGATACTCCTCCTACTAAGAGAGAGTTGAGAAATAAAAGAAATGATGCTTTAAGTAGTGATGAAGGAAGACGTGCAAGAAGAGATGCAAGACTTCAAAAGAAAAAGGATTCTGGTTTCCCATCAAGGAGAATGAAATCAGGCACTCCAGTTAATCAACTTTTTAAGAAAGAAGAATTTGAAAATATCCAAGAACTTGATAATATGGGTGGTCCTGCTGCTATTGGTGCATTTGTAACTGCTGGTGCTGGTCTTGCTAAATCCGCTTTTGATGGAATTAACAACTTGAAGAATACATTACAAAATAAACAAAATGAGAAGAAAAAGAAAATCAAAAATCTAACTCAATCTTATTCATGGAGAGATGAATTAGGTCTTATTGAAGGTAATAGAAGGTGGGTTAAATGAAAATATTATCTACTGAAATAAATTTAGGATCTGCTAGTAATGTTAGCAATGCTTCTGTTATAAGACTTTTTAATAGTGGTGATTCTAATATACTTGTAACTAGAAAAGATTATACTGGTACAGTCGTAGGATCTTTTATTGTTCCTGCTGGTCAAGTAATATATGCTGAAAAATATTTTACTGATACTCTAGAAGGTAGTGCTGACGTAAAAGCAACAAAGACTGCATACTCTTCTATGATGAGTTTTGAAGGATCAGCTGCTGATCCTCTACCAACATATACTCATTCAGTATCTGCTAGTTCTGTAGATGAAGGTGGAAGTTTTACTACTACTATTACAACTACTAATGTTGATGATGGGACTAATTTATATTGGGAGTTAACTGGTGTAGTTGCTGATGATTTCTCTTCAGGAGCACTAACAGGAACAGCATCTATATCAAGTAATTCTGCTACTTTCTCACATACTGTTGATGAGGATAATTTAACTGAGGGTTCAGAAACTGCTACAATTAAAGTTTATAGTGATTCTGGAAGAACTACTCAGGTTGGTAATACTTTAACTGTTACTATTGTAGATACTTCTACACCACCATCAGAATATGCTAAGTTAAGTACTAATAATTCGGATACTAAGGATGCTCATCAACCTACTCTTAGTAATAATGATTTAACTGCTCAATCATCTACTCCAAATACAACAAATTGGAATCACGGTAGAAGCACACTTGGATTTACTACTGGAAAATGGTACTGGGAAGTTACTGCTTCTGGAGAAGCAATGATTGGAGTTGAACCTATCTCTGAAAATATTGATAGGGAGTTCTTTAATGGAGGTACTACAGCAGGACTTGCGACTCGTGATGGAAAAGTTTGGTTTGGAGGTACTCTAGTTGTTAATTCAGGTAATGATTGGAGTGATGGGGATACTATAGGAGTAGCATTTGATGCTGATAATGGATATATGTACATTTATGTAAATGGAACACTTAAATATTCATATGATTCAACGATGAGCTCATCGGTAATTAAAAAACCTTCATATTCAGTTTATGATGCTGGTTCAGGACAGCAATGGACTCTTAGTTTTAATTTTGGAGATGGTGGATTTGCTCAAACTCCTCCATCTGGATATAAAGCAGTTGATGTTGCTAATGGAGCAGTAAAAGCAGGATATGCTCATTCAGCACATAGATATTGGAGAATCCAAGAAGGAGATCATACAAATTACCAAATACACCCTAGATCTGCTAGGTTGGGATTAATTCCTACAGATAATCTTAGCGATATTACTTGGCTTTATACTTTTACTTCTGATAACTGTTCTGATACTGGAACTTATCAGAACTGGACAGCATCTACTTATGATCATGGAAGTCCTATAGCTTTCACTCACTATGCAATATCTTCAGTTTTTAATGGATCTAATTATGGTATGGGTGGATCAGCATCTCTGAGAGCAGGTACATATTATGTCGAATATTCTGATGATGGATCTTCTTGGACAACTGCTTGGGCAGGAGTAGCACACAATAGTTCACAAGATGGAACAGGTGCTGAAGCAATTTACCCATCTACAGGTGAAGATATAACAGGAAATAATACTTGTTTCTGTGGTCATGGTATTATGCAAGGAAGTAGATTTGGTCCCGATAATCCCAATGATGGTACAGATTGGGGTAGTAAGTGGTCTAATTCAGGATTTGATCAGAGTATAGATCTAGCATTTGATGGTTATTTAAGATGTGGTGCTTATAGAGCAAGAACTGGTGGTAATGCAGTCCTTATAACAATGAGTGGTGTTAGTATTACTGTCAATGAATATGTGAAAGTATATGTTGAACAAAACTATCCATCTACGGTTACTGCAACTATTGATGGAGTTACATATACAAGTGCTCATACTGGTAATCAAGTACATACGCATACATTTAGACAGACTGGTACTCTTACTCAATTAACAGTAGTTAATCAAGGTAGTGGAGGTAGAACTTATCTTGAAGGTATTGTTGTTGATGGATATCTATTAAAAAATAATACTACTACTAATGGGTGGAATTACTAAATAACTTTATAGTGTAAGTAAGAGTAATGTCAAGAACTTTGATTAAAGGTGCTGAAGCAGCATGTGCCACATCAACAGGAGCAGCAAGTACATTTGGTAGTGCTACTGTTGTACGTTTAGTTAATACTGACACAAGTGCTCACTTAGTAACGCTTGTGGAAGAAGCAAGTGGAAATGCTGTTGGTTCATTTACTATGCCAGCAGGTTCAGTTGAGTTTTTAGAGAAAGTAAGCACATATGCCATATTTGCTGCTAATGCTGGAGTAAAAGGAGCAGCAGCAGGATTTACTGATTAGTAAGTAATTTTTTATTATGGCACAAGAAGTATACTTAGGTAATCCCAACCTAAAGAAGGCGAATACGCCTATAGAATTCTCTAAGGATAATATTAGAGAATTTTTAAAGTGTAAAGATGACCCCATATATTTCACTAGAAAGTATATAAAAATTGTTTCTCTTGATGAGGGATTAGTACCTTTTAATATGTACGACTTCCAAGAGAAGTTAATTAGTAGATTCCACGAGAATAGATTTAATATCTGTAAGATGCCTCGGCAGACAGGTAAATCTACCACTTGTATATCATACTTATTACATTACGCAGTTTTTAATGATAATGTCAACATTGCTGTTCTGGCGAACAAAGCATCCACTGCTAGAGATCTACTTGGTAGATTGCAACTTGCATATGAAAATCTACCTCGGTGGATGCAACAAGGTATAATATCTTGGAATAAAGGTTCTTTGGAGTTAGAAAATGGATCTAAAATATCGGCAAACTCTACTTCTTCCTCTGCTGTTCGTGGTGGATCTTATAATGTCATATTTTTGGATGAGTTCGCATTCATCCCGAATCACATTGCTGATGATTTCTTTGCTTCCGTTTATCCAACTATTACTTCTGGACAAAGTACTAAAGTAATTATCGTTTCTACCCCAAGGGGTATGAATCACTTCTATCGTATGTGGCACGATAGTGAAAAAGGAAAGAGTGAGTATGTAGCAACTGATGTTCACTGGAGTGAAGTTCCTGGTAGAGATGATCTATGGAGAGAACAAACAATTGCAAACACATCAGAGCAACAGTTCAAGATTGAGTTTGAATGTGAGTTCTTAGGATCTGTTAATACTCTTATTAATCCAGCAAAGCTTAAGAATCTTGTATACGATGCACCAAAGACTAGAAATGCTGGACTTGATATTTACGAAACTCCAGTTAAAGAACATAATTATATAATTACAGTTGATGTTGCCCGTGGATTGGGTAATGATTATTCTGCCTTTATAGTTTTCGATACAACAGAGTTTCCTTATAGAGTAGTTGCGAAGTATAGAAATAATGAAATAAAACCTATGTTATTTCCAAATATTATTCTGGATGTAGCAAAGGCATATAATCAAGCATATCTATTGATAGAAGTGAATGATATAGGTGATCAGGTTGCAAGCATACTTCAATATGATCTTGAATATGAGAATGTCTTAATGGCATCTATGAGAGGAAGGAATGGTCAAATAGTTGGACAAGGTTTTTCTGGTAAGAAAACTCAACTTGGTGTCAGAATGACATCTGCAGTTAAGAAGTTGGGTTGCTCTAATCTCAAGACGATGATGGAGGATGATAAACTTCTTACTTGTGATTATGAAATTATTTCAGAACTAACAACATTTGCACAGAAGCATAATTCATTTGAAGCAGAAGAAGGATGTAATGATGACCTTGCTATGTGTCTTGTTATATTTGCGTGGTTAGTTGCACAAGATTACTTTAAAGAGATGTCAGATAATGACATCCGTAAGAGAATATACGAAGAACAGAAGAATCAAATAGAGCAAGA